ATCTAATACCTTCGAGGATATTGACGTTAGCGACTGCTCTGAACAATTTCTTTTTGAGTTCTCGTCTGTCATAAGTTCCTGTGAGATGACCATCCCTTGCAAGATCCCACATCTGACCATTATCATACTCGTGTGCATGATTAATGAAATCATCATATGAACCAGTAACAGATGATGCACGTCCCATCACATTCTCATCATCTAGTATGGTATCAAATACTTCGCTAGGGTCTGGATATACATTTTTAATTATATAAGTATATGATCTACTATGAATCATTTCCATAAATCCCCACACTTCCATACATGCTTCCAACTCAGGAAGAGAACAGTAAGGAATAAATGCCATACCTGGTGCACGACCTTGTACAGAATCTAACATGATCTGATACTTCAAGTTAGAAGTAAAGATATGTTTTTGTTCTGGTGTAAGTGTCTGATAGTCACTACGGTCTTTCTGTAGAGACACTTCTTCTGGTCTCCAAAAATATCCTAGTTGCTGTTGAGTAAGTTTATCAAATACTGGATATTTGTATTCATCATATCTTTGGATACCAAGAGGTTGTCCAAAGAACATTGGTTGTTTCTTTGTGTTTACTTTTGTTTTGTTAAATACTGTCATTCCTTCTACTGGTTTAGACCTTGCAACTGTCACAGTCTTCTTCCTCCGTGGTGAGTAGTTCGTTAATCAACTGGTCAACATTATTAGAGGGTTCATCGTCTCCATCTTTCTTGGAGTCGTATGTGTTTTGATAATAAGATGTCTTCCAACCATACTTATAAGTGGTCAGGAAGTCTTTTGCCATCACTGAAACAGGAACTTCATTATCAGGATAATTTTCTGGATTATAACTCCAGTTACCACTGATCGCCTGATCAAAGAATTTCTGCATAATAGCGACGACATTGATATATCCTTCGTTACTATGCATATCCCACAAGAGTGTGTAGTTATTCTTCAGCGTAGTAAACGACGGAACAATTTGCTTAAGGGGTCCTTTCTTTGATTTTTTAACGGACAAGAAATCTCTAGGTGGTTCGATTCCATTTGTGGCATTTGACACAACGGAACTGCTCTCCGAAGGCATTTGTGCGGACAGCGTGCTGTGCCTGAGTCCATACTGGAGTATCCTAGATCTAAGATGCTCCCAATCACACTGAAGCTCATTTGGTATGATTTCATCTACGTCCTTCTTATATGTATCTATAGGAAGAATTCCATCAGCATATTTTGTCTTACCGAAATAACCGCATGGTCCTTTCTCCATAGCAAGTGCACATGATGCATGAAGTAATGCAAATTGGAATCTCTCAGTAAGTTTATGAACTAAATCATATGCCTTTTCAGAGTCATACTTTGCACCATTCTTAGCAAGGTAATGTGCTAAACCAATATATCCAATACCAAGAGATCTACGATTTAATGTACTTGCTTCTGCTGCCTTAACAGGATACTGTTGATAGTCAATCAATGCATCAAGACCACGAACTGCAAGATCACATAACTCATCTAGTTCATCTAGTTTATTAATCTTACCAATATTGATAGCAGATAGAATACACAAAGCAATCTCACCATTACCATCAATGTGTTGAATAGGATCTGTAGGTAGAGTGATCTCTTGACATAGATTACTCATACTTACTTTGTCTTTAAATGAACTGTGACTATTACAATGGTCAATGTTCATAAGATAGATACGACCTGTCTCTGATCTTTCTTTCAATAGAGCAAGGATTATCTCTTGTGCTTTTACAACTTTCTTAGGAACTGATGGATCCATCTCATAAGAGATGTATAGTTCATCAAATTTTTCTGTTCCAAATGCGTCAAATAGATCAGGAACATCATGTGGACTAAAGAGTGCAAAGTTAGTATTGTCAATAAATCTCTGATAGAATAGAGAACTTAATTGAATACTATAGTCTAGTTTTCTGACTCGGTTGTCTTCTGTGCCTTTGTTGTTTTTGAGCACGATGATGTCTTCGATTTCCTGATGCCAGATAGGAAAGTGGACAGTGGCACTCCCGCCTCTGATCCCGTTTTGAGTACAGCATCTGACAGTTGATTCAAACTTTTTAAGGAAGGGGACAACACCTGTGTGCTGAACTTCGCCACCCCTGATTTTACTGTTGATCCCACGGATCCTACCCGCGTTGATACCAATACCTGCCCTTTGAGCGACATATTTGCCAATAGCCATATCACTGCTAAAGATACTATCGAGGGTGTCATCAACATCAACCAAAACGCAACTTGCAAATTGACGAATGGGGGTTCTAACTCCTCCCATGATCGGTGTTGGGATGTTGAGTTTGTGTTTTGAGATTGCGTCATAATACTTTTTAATGTAATCTAAACGATAAAATTTATCATCGTCTTGAAAGAGAGTTGCTGCCACCATGATATACATGAACTGTGGAGTCTCGTAGATTTCTCCTGTGGAACGATCTTGTACAAGATATTTATCTGCTACCTGACGGATGCCTGCATATGTGAATAGGTAATCACGATCATGGTCAATAAAGGTATCAAGTTTTGCCCACTCTTCATCTGTAAACTTACTTACAATAGATCCATCGTATACACCTTTATCAACACAACTCTTAACGTGCTCAAGGAGAACAGGATGTCCGTCTGGATGACCGTTGTATACTGCCTTTCTAAGACTAAACAATAGTAGTCTTGCAGCAACATATTGATAATTAGGATGCTCAAGAGAGATCAGATCATTTGCAGAACGGATAAGGATTTCTTGAATGTCACTGGTCTTGATACCATCAAAAAACTGTAGACCACTATTAATCTCTACAGCAGACTCAGAGACACCTGCAAGACCCTCACAAGCGAGTTCTACCATTCTATGAACCTTATTAAGGTCGTAAGGAGCTTGATCCTTATTTCTTTTGATGACGTTGATTTCCTTTGTCATGCTTTTTTCCATTCGTTAAGTTTGATGTGTGCTTGTAAACCTTTGTAAGTGTTAAATTCTACCAAAGATTGAACGTCATGTCCACCCAAATGCATATCATTGAGGTCTTTTTCCTCTAAATTGTTTGGCCAGATCACGATTTCATAACCTTTGTCAATAGTTTTGATCATTCTTTCGATAATTTCTTTGTTTCTTTTCTCATTGTCGTATACAAAAACGACATCTTTGCCCTTGAGCAAATCCCAATCTACGTCTGCACCTGCCATAGCGATCCCATTGTCAAGAAACATACTATCAAAAGGACCTTCTGTAATATACGATGTCCTGTTAAAGTCAACTCGATTTAATCCAAAAACTTTAGTCTTGGATTCATCTAACATTATGGTGATGTATCTGAGTTTGTCTCTGGGGTCGAGGGATCTTCCTTGGAATCCGAACCATTTACCTGTTTGATCTCGAAATGGGAGGATGATCCGAGGGTGATCTTTCTGTCCCTCTTTAAACGATGGTTTCTGTTCGTTAACCCAAGTACAGAATCGGTCTGTGTAGTATATTTCTTTATGAAATTGTCTAGGGATTTGTCTTTCAATTAAGTATTTTTTTGCAGTGTGCTCATTATTTAGATCGGCAATAGTTTTCAGATTTCCAGTCTTTTGAAAAACTGGTTTCTTAAATTTTGGTTTCGGAACATATGATCCTTTACCTGTAGTGCCTTTCTTATATCTCTCCATGATGTATTCATCATAGAGATCTGGTGCTTGATCTTTTAAAAAATTAGGCAAAGTCCTACCAACACCACAGTTGTGGCATTTGTATACCATGTCTGTTTTTAGACGAAAAAAATACCCCCTTGCCTTATTCTTGTGCTTTTGAGAGTCACCACAATAAGGACAACGGAAGTTGTAAAGATCGTTCTTTTTTCTGGTAAATTTATCTAGTCTGCCTGACAGTAAACTTACATAATGGGCATCAACAAATTCAGACAAGTCGATCTGCTTTAGGCAGTTCTATCATACTTGTGTTTGTTGAGTTTGTCAAGTTTGAGTTTTGTATGATTTTTTGTCCGACTGGACTAACGAGGAAAGATATAATAGAAAGAGCACCAAAAATAGACCACATTTTCTTTTCCATGAGTCTAAGACGCTCGTCGATTTTTCGTATGTCACGTTCGCACCCCTTTTTAATTAGTTCTGTATCACGATTGAGATCGGAATGCAACCTATCAATCTTCTCAAATAATACTTGGTCTATCTTATCTTGCTTATCAAGTTTCTCATTATGTACAGCAAGAAGTTGACCCATCTTTACAGAGTTTTCCTGTAGAGAGTCAACTACTTTTTCAAGTCTTTCTAATATTGCTGAGTTAATGTCTGACATTTCATCTGGTTGCGTCCATTTCTGCTCCAACTCTTGCCTGCTTTTTCAACTGTGATGTTTTCATCTGTAGTTGCTTCTGCAACTCTTGTTTTTTGAGCATTATCTTTTTCTTCTCAATAGCAATTTTATTTGTTGCTTGTTGTTGCTTCATTGATGCATCGTTCTGTTCTTGGACATTACGCATATGTTTCATACGTTTGTCGTAGAAGAACTTTGCTGCGTTAGCAGGAAGAATTCTTTCTATGCTGATGTCTTTCCTTGCTGAAGGAGCGATCACCATGCGTAGTTTACGAGCGAGTTCGGCAGGAGAGTTTGCATAGATTACGGTCTCACCGACCTCTGGTAGACTTACCTTGTATTGAAATAGTCTTGAAGGTTGTTTTGGGTTTTCCTTAGATTCAGTTACCTCTTCACAACACTTCTCATTTGCTTTTCTTTTCTGGATCTTCTTTCGGAACTTAATGACAGGATCATAACCCGCAACAGGTCCTTTGGCAGCAGCACTACCACTAAAACCTCCAGTACCAGCAGTCATCAATGTCATAGTTTTACGAGTTCCTCTTGAATATCATCATCTATGGGTAAATCAGGCAACATGCCTATGGGATATTTATTTAAAAATAAAAGGAATGTCTTCAAATAGCACCAGTATTCTCTTTCTAATCGAAAGAATAATAAAGGAGTAGCTGATTCACCAAAAACATTATAAAGTATGATTAAGTGATTAATAATAAGATGAGTCCTCAACGGACCTCCTCTCACATAACGCTTCAAGAGTCTTTTTAGATACTTGAAGCGTTTCATATCTTCGTCAAAATCCTCTCTAGTCACACAGTGAGGATTTTCATAATGCTTTATGGCGAACAGAATGTAATTTGTTTCATTCAGTTCGTCAAATTTCATTTAGAATTAATTAACTTGCAGTAAATGTTGCAGTAGAGCCAGATCCACCTGCACCAACTACATCTCCAGCAGCAAATGCCTTGTCAGAAGTTGCACCACCAGTGGTGTCAACGATTGTTCCAGAGATTGTTTGTGCTTGGATAGCGTGTGCTTTACCAGTTGCAGCAGCAGTAAATGTAAACTCA